TTCGGCAAGGCGCGAGGTTTGCGCACGTTTTAAAATTATTTTCGGAATGGAAATATGGATTCTTATCAATACATTATGGCCGCCGGCCGGGGCTGGTAATTTTATATGGCTGAAAAAACATCTGATGTTGAGCTGATACGCGAGGCGGTTGAGAAGCGCCGGCGGGAGGCTGAAAAGTTGCTCGAGGGAAAGGCCGGGGACCCCAAGAAAAAAGACGCGGTCGACAGCGAGCTGATAACCGAGTGCCTGCATGCGAACGCTGCCGGTGACGGGATCCTGTTCGCCGAGCTGTTCCGGGATAAGTTCCTCTACCACAACATGGCCGATGAGTGGATGGCCTGGTCGGGGCACTGGTGGACCTGGGACATATCAAACGAAGCCTTAAAAGCGATCGAGTCGGTGGCCCAGGCCTATCTTGCGGAGGCCCGGCGCCTGGTGGATCGGATCGACTGGGCCATGCAAAAACAGGACAAGGATCAAATGAAAGCACTGCAAGACCGGCAGTCCGCTATATACAAGCGGGTATCAAGGTTGCGGGGGGAGACCGGCCGGCAGAACGCTTTAAAATTTGCGCGCTCAAACTCGGTGGCTTCCCTTGACACGGACGGAGCTGATTTTGATTCCGATCCCTGGCTGTTGGGATGCGCCAGCGGGGTAATCGATCTTAAAACAGGCGAGCTGCTCGAGGGGCGTCCGGATCAATATATTTCACGGTCGTGCCCGGTGGATTACAACGGGGTGGACACGCCGGCGCCCACCTGGGAAAAATTTCTAAGCGAGGTCCTGCGCGGCGACCGCGAGCTGGTGGAATTCCTGCAGCGGGTGTTCGGATACGGTCTCACTGGGTTGACGGTGGAGCACATCGTGCCGGTTTTGTGGGGCGAGGAGGGCCGAAACGGCAAGGGCACCATGGTGGAGACCATCATGCGGGTGCTTGGCGACTACGCGGACCCGATCCAGTCTGAAATGTTGCTTGATTCCGGCCGCGCCGGAAACAGCGCCGGACCCAGCCCGGACATTATGGATCTAAAGGGGCTGCGGATCGTGTTTGCCTCCGAGACGGATGAGCACCGGCGGTTTTCGACTTCCCGGGTAAAATGGCTATCCGGAGGGGACACTTTGAAGGGCCGCTGGCCGCATGAGAAGCGGCCGATCTCATTTCAACCCAGCCACCTGCTGGTGATGATGACAAACAACAAGCCGCATGCGCCGGCAAACGACGCCGCTTTCTGGGAGCGGATCCTTTTGATCCCCTTTGAGATAAGCTTTATCAAAAACCGCGAGCCCCAGGGAGAAAACGAGCGGCCGGCTGACATCCATTTGAGGGAAAAGCTGATGGCAGAATCGCCGGGGATACTGGCCTGGCTGGTCAGGGGTTGCATTGCCTGGCAGCAGCGCGGGTTGGATCCGCCGCAGTTTGTGATGGATGCCACCGCAGAGTATCGCCGGGATGAGGATATCCTGGCGGATTTTGTCGATGACGCCTGTTACTTGGATCCGGCGGCCGAGTGCCCGGCCAAAACGCTTTACGAACACTTTCAGACCTGGTGGGAGGAAAACGTGTCCAAGAAAAAAGTGCCCTCCCAGAAGATGTTCGGCAAGTGGATGGCCAAGAAATTTAAAAAAGAAAAGCGCGGCACGTATTTTTATATCGGACTGGACGTCCTGGACCCTGATTCTGGACCATCTGGACCATAGAGGGGTGTTTCCCATAAACTCTCTATATTAATATTTATTAAATTATATTTCTTCTTAAATAAGAATAAAAGGTCCAATAGTCCAAAGGACATAAAAAGAGGTTTTTAAATGCCTGAATTTATTGGAATAGTAATATTGGACGATAGGGCGGACCATAGGTTTTTATCGTCCAGATGGTCCAAACCTAACAAAAACAAATAGTTAGGATGTATTTTTATGAAAAACGTGATCGAATTACTGGAGGCAAAGGGATTTTCTCCGAAAAAGGCGTCGACCACCAAGGGCGGTGAATATCATTCAGCGTGCCCTGGATGTGGTGGAGACGACCGATTTCATGTCTGGCCGGCTCAAAATGAGGGCAAGGGATCGTATTGGTGCCGGCAGTGCGGAAAAGGCGGTGACAACATCCAGTTTTTAATCGATTTTGATGGTGTCAGCTTTGTCGAGGCCTGCAGGTCCCTGGATGTGGATTTGCCTGAGAAACAGCCGTTTCGGACTCCGCGTGTAAAACAAATATGCGGGGAGGGGCCGGGCGGGTGGCAGCCGGTTGCGGCCGCCGAGCCTGAAACGCTGTGGCGTGAAAAGGCGTCGAAGCTGGTAACCTGGGCAAACGAGAACCTGCTGGAAAATAAGGGCCGGATGCGCTGGCTGCTCGAGCGCGGGATCTTGAAAAAAATGGTCGAGCGCCATCGCCTGGGATGGGTGCCGGAAAATATGTGGCGCCCGAGGGCCTCCTGGGGGCTGGCCGATGAGGTCAAAAAGGACGGCAAGAAAAAAAAGCTGTGGATCCCGCAGGGCCTGGTCATCCCGCTGATGGCCGGCGACACCGTGATGCGCATCCGGATCCGCCGCCCGGAGGGCGAGCCCAGATACTACGCGATGCCCGGATCGAATATGGACTGCATGATCACCGGCGCCGGCAGCCGCCTGGCGGTGGTGATCGAGTCCGAGCTGGACGCGATTTTACTGGAGCGCTTTGTCGAGGACATGGCCAGGATCATCGCTTTAGGAAATTCAAGCCGCAAACCGGACGCGGCCGCCGCCGAAATCCTTCGGGCGGCCAATTTGATTCTGCTTTCGGTGGATTTTGACGCCGGCGGGATCAACCAGGTGCCCTGGTGGGAGCGGCATTTTGAGCGGGTCAAATACTGGCCGGTGCCCGAGGCGAAAGACCCCGGGGACGCTTATAAGGCCGGGGTGGATTTAAGGGCCTGGGTGACGGCCGGCTGCCCGCGGGGGTGGTTTATAGAGGCCTCGCTGCTCGGGGCGCATCCGGGCCCAGTAAAAAAGGCGGATCCGCCGGCCCCGGAAAAAGAGGCAAAGGAGCCCATCGAGCTCACAGCCGAGATCCCTTCAGGGGTGCGCCGGCTTTATGAGCTTTTAAAGGGCACGCCGGTGTTTATTTTGAATTCCGAAAACCGCACGTCCCTGCATGCGCCGCGCAGCTGGTCGGACAGGCACTGGGAGCTTGAAAAAGAGATAAGCCAGCTGGTCTATTTTGACCCGCCGGTGTTCGAATACATCTGCTCCCATCCGCACGAGCGGATCGGGGCGGATAATTTAATTATAAACAAGTCAGGATAGGGGGTCTGTCCATGAAAAAAAACGAACTGGTCTGGATAAACAACGGGTTTCGGCTTGCCAGGGGGATCCGGGAGATCCGGCGGGGCAAAAACAAGGGCAAGCTGGAGGTAAAATACCTGAAGGGGTCGAGGATTAAAAAAACCATAATCCAGAATTACAGGCAAAAGGAGGGCTGATTATGAAAAAAGGAAACGGCCGGACGGTGAAAAGGTTTGAGACTAAAAACGGCAAGTGCCGCACCCGCTATGCCGTCGAGGTCAGGCATAACGGCATCTGGCGCCAGGCGGTGGACCCCAGGCAAAACGAAGTGCTGGTCTATGACCTGGAATATGACGCCTGCGCGCGGCTGCTTTCGGCGTTTGAAAAGAGGATCATTTAATGGAAAATGACCATATCGAAATAGATGCCGACCGCCAGGCCCTGGAGCAGGCCAAAGAGACGGCCAGGGCCAAAATGCTGGCGGACCCGACACCGGAAGCTGTGGCCGGGTTTGAGCGGGCGCGCGAGGCAATTGATAAATATAATTCAGCCAGCCGGCAGCCGGACATCCGGGTATTTAAAAACCGTGTTAAGGTGGTCGCGTTTTTGCAGGGGCAGGGATACAAGGTTAAAAAAAGCAAATTTTATGCCGACTGCAAGGTGGGGCTTTGCCGGATGGCGGCCGACGGGTCGATCACGGAAGACGAGGTCAACCGCTATGTGCGCCGGGTGGGGCTGCAGCTGCTGGAGAAAAGGGCGTCAGATCCGGCCAGTGAAATGCTGGCGCGCAAAAACGAAAAGGAAGTTGAGCGCCTCGAGGAGCAGATATCAAAGCTGCGGCGCGAGCGGGAGATTATCGAGGGAAAATACCTGGACCGGGGCACCGTTGAGATGGAGGTGGCCGGCAAGTGCGCGGTGCTCGAGGCCGGGATCCGGCACCTGCTGCACACGCGCCTGGCCGACTGGCTGGATTTGGTCGCCGCGTCCGGGATGGCCGCGGCCATGGACGCCGCCCAGCAGGATTTAAACGCGCTTTTTAACGAGTTTGCGAGCCTGGACGGGTTTGAGGTTATCATCAATAAGGGAGGTTATTAAAATTATAGATGCAGGCCGCTGAAAACATAAAAACCATCGAGCTTGATCAGTCGCCGGAGTGGCTGCCGGGGTCTTTGTTCGGGCAGCTGGAGGTTTCCGGCAGGCTGGTTTTGTCCGGGGCGTTTTCGCGGGCGGACAGGCTGGTTTTAAAAAAGCGGCGGCGGGTGGCGGCTTCGGACTGGATGCCGCGCCACCGGGTGATGTCAAACGGGATCCTGGCCGGCAGCAAGTGGAGCAACGACCTGACACCCTACACGGCGGGGATCATGGACGCCTCGTTTTTCCCGGGGGTGCAGACGATTATCGCCTGCGCCACGCCCCAGACGGGAAAATCCGAGGCGGTCAACAACTGCATCGGGTTTGCCTCCGACATGGACCCGGGCCCGGCGATGTACGTCTACCCGGACCGGGACACGGCCGCTGAAAACTCCCGGGACCGGCTGCAGCCGATGTTCGAAAAAAGCCCGCGGCTGAGATCGTATCTGACCGGGTCCGACGACGACCTGACCAACATCCGGATCCGGCTGCGGCACATGCCGATTTATTTGGCCTGGGCGCGCTCTGCCAGCCGCCTGGCAAACAAGCCCATCCGGTACCTGGTGCTGGATGAAATCGACAAGTACCCGGCGGAGCTGACCGGTGAGACAGACCCGATCGGGCTGGCCGAAAAGCGGACCATCACCTACCTTTACAACCGCAGGATCTGGAAAATATCGACCCCGACGATCGAGACCGGCGCGATCTGGCGGGCGCTGACCACCGAGGCCCAGGCGCGGTTCGACTACCACGTCCGGTGCCCGGCCTGCGGCAAGCTGCAGAAGATGGTTTTTTCCGAAGAGGGCGGCACGCACCGGATCTGCTGGCCAAAGGGCGTGCGCGACCCGGAAGTGGTCGAGCGCGACCACCTGGCCTGGTACCAGTGCGCGCACTGCGACGAAAAATGGACCGACCGCAAGCGGGACCTGGCGGTGCGAACGGGCCAGTGGGTGGAGCAAAAGTCCGGGACGGAGCTTTTTGCTTACCTTACGGCCAACCGCCCGACCAAGATCGGGTTTCACGTGCCGGCCTGGCTGTCGCCGTTTGTGTCGCTTTCGACCTGTGCCGCGGCTTTTTTAAAGGCCCAGAAGGGCCAGCCGGACTACCGCAACAAGCTCAAAGACTTTAA